TTAAAAGAATATCCCCCACTCATCGCAATCTCTTTTAATTTCTTGAGAGTATGGGATTTCTTAGCACCGAGGTCTTTTAACGCATCCACGACATCTTGTTTTGATTTCGGCATCGGTCTCCCTAAACCCATCAATAAAGGAGCGAATGGAAGAAGGGTCTTTACTACAGATGCGATTTGGTCTCCGTTGTTAGACCCTCCCCTTCTTTTACTGCACTGTCCCTGTCTATATCCCTTACCACTCTTCATCATCGAGCGGATTATATCGGGGGCGACATCCTTGGCAACATGTGCTACATCGTGTCCGAAATCGCCTAATGAATAAGAGCGTCCGCCGACAGCACCATCCACTCCAATTCTAGCACCTCCCGAATTAACGAGCATACCGCTGGACATCATATATGGAGGATATGCGGGAGAATTACCCGAATGGATAAAACGCTGGTCGCCGTGACTGCCTCCGCCAACCATCATTCTTGCACTGGGTTCGCCAGCGTAATCGCCGTGAAAGTTGGATAATTTAAACCCCATCATACTGGGGTGATATTGAGAAGTCCCGTTATTCCAGTGCTTAGCGTCCATTTCGTCTAAAATGGATTTTAACTTGCGGTTATACCCCGAGTCGTAAGTAATGTTCGCTTGTGGCATATTATATATTAGAATACTATTTTAATTTATAATACGGGTTGAGAATAAGACCCCGAGTTTTATTCTAAATGTTGGCGACGAACGGCGAACCGCCATCGTTTTTAGGTTTTTTTTTGATTGTGGGAATGTGTTGAAGGGGAATAGTAGAGAGGTTGCTTCACGTGAGAAAAAACCCTAAAACAGCGTCAGTTCGCCGTTCGCCGTCAAGATTTCTAACAATACTTCGCCATACCTCTTCCAGCACCACTGGTTGCCTGACCCATTGCTCCGCCACTGGTTGCCTGACCCATTGCTCCTTTGCTGTGCTTCTTCATACCACGAATAGCAGTTAATGCACCGTTAAGCATGTTTCCTCCAATCATACGCTGGGTTTCAATTGAAGTCATCGCAGACGATTGCTGACCATTAACAGACGATAAGACCATCTCTTTTGTTAGAATACCAGTGTAGACAGCAGACACACCCTGTTGAGTAGAGAAGATGCCTGAATTGACGCAGACGACACAAAGTTCAATTGGAATGACACCTCCTGCGAACTGGGCGAACACAGATGCTGGATACTGGCATGCAAGAGTGACGCTAAACTGGAAGTTGTAATTGCCGAGAGAACCACTGCTAATATAGTTGGGAAGCGACAAATCGTAAGGAGGGGATAAGACGAGAACAGAACCAGTCGTGGCGATATTCTGTGAAACAGCGTTGGTAAAGGAACTTTGAAGACCGCTAAACTCCGCCCAGGATTGTGCTGACCCGTTCTTCGCTGATGTTCTCCACAAATCATATTGAGATGCAGACGACAACAGACCCGATTGATTGTTAAGATTGACGCTAATATTTTGGATGACGAACTGAGACATCGTATTTACGGAAGTTTGTTGGGACATCGGGATACGAGCAGTAATGATGAAATAATCAGGGATTTGATTGATTTGAAGATTGGAACTATTCACTCTGAGACCAGATTGCCCTGGAGTGGAGAATGTGGGGTTATTGGCACTTGAAGTCAAATAACGGGGGAAGTCCATATAAGGCACAACATTCTTGGTTTGGATTAAATCAGATGGTTGAGTAGAGAGAAACTTGAATAACAAACTGGGGACACCCAAGGTGTTGCTGAGTAGTCCTTGTTGACCTACTGGGGTGGCGGGAAGAGAGAAGGCACTTGACTGATTAAAGCATTGTGTAGTAGGACTGCCTAAAACAATACCAGTGAAGTAGGGGTTGCCTGTAGACCACGCACGAGAAGCAGTGGCATCAATATTCATCGTGAATGCCATATTGTTGATGCCGAGAAGACCTTGGCAGTTGTATTCGGGGTTAGACCAAATAAAGGGGGACAAGAAGATAGGTTCTGTCACAATTGTTGCTACACCAATCTTCCACGTTTCACCTGCAGTGCCGACAGCAATTGGACTATCGTCTTGAAATACACCGTTGACGAAACGGGCAACTTGGTAGATAATAGGGAATGCTCCACGAGGGACTTGGTCTAAATCATACGAGGCAGTATTGTATGATGCTAAAGGATTGTTGTTGGCATTCACACCATCTGAATATGCTCCGTATGCTTGGTCGGGAAGAGCAGGGGTCAACGAGTTATATCTGTAAAGTTCTCTGCTGTCGTTCATTCTCAACAAAGAGGGGAGGACATCCTTGGTGTTGATTGAAACCGTAGTGTTGTTGATTTGAGCGGTGGCAGTCGTAAATAAAGAGTTCAAAGGGAATGCTTGGAATGCATCCGTGTTGCCGTATGCCCACACGTAGTCGCCTATTGGAACGGGGTTCGCAACACTACCATACGACAATTCAACACAGAGGGCAGTATTCATTAAAACATCACGACCAATCACGACGTTTTCCGAAGGCACTTGGATGTTCCAAATTAAAGCACTATTGGAAGCACTGGTAGAGGGAAAGGGTTGAAATGTGGTCTGAGAAGCACCTGATTTGACTGCGAAGTCTAAATCTGCCGTAATATCACCTATAACTGAGTCTTTGACGAGGATTGTTTTGAAGTCCGACATTATATAATATACAATTATAAAATATCGGCAGACACTCCGCTAAATAGTTTTTTTGTCCGACCGCAAGCGGAATTGCTTAACACATGCGTCTACTACCGCCTTTAACTCCCCCGTTTCCGCTAAATGACGGGGACATGTGTGCCATCGGTTGGGATTGTTCGGACTGACCTTTCCCATCCTTTTTTAAGAATGCAATTTTAATAGTGACCGTCCCACCGCTTGCTAAACGGAACGGCACAAGACTTCCATTTCTTAATCGGTAGAATATTTGGAGGTCTAAATTGAAGAGAGGACGGTTGCCGTTCAAAGTCACCAGTCTGTACTGTGCCTGTGGTTCATATACCAACGATGGTCTATACGCCCCTGTATTACTTACTAAATCAGTCACGATGTTGGCGATGTCTGCGTTGTTGCCCTGAAATCCTATCTGTTGATTATTAAATAATACGAGAGGAGTGGATACTTGATTGGGCGTAATCGGCATCGTATTACTCGTAAATACAATAGAAGTAATCGGGGAAATATTGCTAATAGTACTGGTTTCCTGATAAGTAGAAATATACGGGATGGATAAAGGTTCGAGGAGACCAGTTCCCTCTACATCATACTGTGGTGGCGTGATGAGTTGTGTATTCAATCCTCCTTGATTAACCACCTCTATTTGGAAGTTCTCATTTCCGCCTACAGCACTATATCCGAAGATGGTGGCAGGGAAGGACTGGAACAAATAAAACATCGGGGCATTAAAATATATTTTGATGGGGTTATTACCGCTTAACCCTGGGTTGACTACAGGGTTTAAATCGTATTGTGGAATGGTGAAAATAGACCCAGTATCGCTGGATGTATCCCATTGGAACAGGGGTGGGAGGTCGTCTGATGGCAACGTGAATATCGCTCCATTCGTATAAATATCGTAAGAGGGCATCACATCACCGCCCGCCACCACTGCAGTGACGAGAGCAGTTAAAGCGGTCTTAAATGTCTCAGTCACTAAATAAGATATATACTGGTATGAATAGACGTTGTAATAACCAGTGTCGTTGATTTGAAGACCGTTTGAAGTCGTCGATGGCGGAGATGGAGTAATACCTGTCGTGCGGTCTTGTGGAATAAAGGTCATCGGGATTGCACCACTGGTATAATCATTTCCACCGACCGAATATGTAAGCGTAATGTTGTAAATGGTAGTATTTGGGTCGACAGAGAATGGGACGATGCTTGGTATCCAAACGGGAAGAGTTCCTGTATCTACGCTAAACCGAATAATGCTTAAATAGTAATCTTCGGGACAATTGATAAACGGAATGGTTCTCGCCTCGTTATAATAGAATACGGGGGGCAGAGTGTTCTGTGACTGAAAGTTTGTAATCGTCACATCGTAATACACTTGGTCGGATGAATTATCCCTCTTAACTTGATTTAGTTGCGACATCTTATATATATTGTAGATTATTTTAATACAATATATACGACGATTTTATTTCGGCGGTAAACGGCGAACTGACGCTCATTTTACATTATTTTTCTACAGATGAGAATAGATGATAAGGGATACAATAGAAAGTCCATCACGTGGAAAATATCCTAAAACAGCGTCAGTTCGCCGTTCGCCGTCAGAAATCCAATATGCCTAAATTAGGCGATTTGACGGAGGAATAAGACGGAAGCGGGGGAAGTCCAAGCACCACCCGACCCGACAAGAGCGATGGTTAATGCGTCCACTCCATTTGACTCAAAGAAGAATGTGCCTGTTGCTACATCTTGAACGCCAACAGCACCGATGATAGTAGTGCTGAGACTGACGGCATCATACGCCACTACAAAATCTCCACTGGTGACACCAGCACCAGCGAGGGTAAGAGAGACCGAACCTATAAAAAATCCAGCGGGGACAATTTGAGATAATAAGACATCCTGAACGCCATCACCAGCACCACCAAGGGGAACGGTGTATTGACGGATTGGGAACTGGTTAATCAAAGAAAGTGCAGACATATTATAATATAGGACGCTAAAATAAAACCGACCCATTCTCTCTAAATCTATTTTTAAAAATCTGCCGAGAACTCAAAGACATCGCCATTTTGTTCTCGGTTCGCTAATGCGTATGATGAGACCTTTGCCTCAAAAAAATTGGACTTTTGTTCGAGGGAGATGAGTTCCATATAACTAAATGGATTGCCTACATCATACATCTTGGAATACCCCATTTGAAGACAAAGTCGGTCAGCAACAAACTTGATGTATTGGGACATCAATTCACTATTCATTCCAATAAGACGGCACGGTAAAGCACCGCATATAAATTGTATCTCAATATCCACCGCCTCTCTCACGACCGAGTAGAAGTCTGTTGGCGATAATTTGTGCTTAAGTTTGCTATATAATAGGACGGCGAACTCGGCATGTAATGCCTCGTCCCGACTAATCAATTCGTTAGAGAATGTGAGACCATTTAAGAGACCCCGTTTCCTAAACCAAAATATACTGCAGAATGCCCCCGAGAACATTATACCTTCCACGCATGCGAATGCGACTAAACGGGTTGCGAAGTCCTCTGCCGACTTCATATATTTAAGACAGAAGTCCGCCTTACTGCGTATAAAGGGGAACTCCTGAATGGCATTAAACAACTTGGTCTTCTCCCGCTTGTCTGCTATATAAGTGTCTATTAAGGTGGCATATACTTCTTGATGGATGCCCTCCATTGCGACCTGAAACCCGTAGAACAATCGTGCCTCTGAGTTCTGCACTTCATTATAGAAACGGAAGGTCAGGTTCTCATTCACGAGACCATCTGCTCCAGCGAAGAATGCTAAAATCATACTAATAAAATACCTCTCATTATCGTCCAACTTCTTCCAGTCGGTTAAGTCCTTGGATAAGTCTATCTCCTCAGCAATCCAAAATGATGCTACTGCTTTCTTATACATCTCCCATATATCTTGGTGGACTACGGGCAATACTACTAAACGTTCTTCGTTGGGCGTTAAAAGGGGTTCTTCCGTTCCGTTATACATTATATAATATTGAAAATATTAAAAAATGTTGAAAAAAAGGACTAAAAAATGGATTATTACATATATATTTGGATTATTTCTATTTAAAGCATCAATAATTTATAAATTATACCAGTAATAATATGGATTTAGTTGAAATAAATGGTTAAAGAGTTGAAATAAAGGGTTAAATTAGATTATTACAGACAAATACATATAATATGCGTTTATTTCTTCGCCTTTACATTTCGGCAGATAAGTTTGTGTGCCTTCCAGTCAGCAACTTGGCATTCCTTGGAGCAGTATCGTGCATGTCCGCAGGGGCATCCGCTCAATTCTTCGTCAAAGCATCTCTCGCATCTCTTGCCCTTCAGGAAGTCGTTAAGGGTCGTCCAGTCGTCTCCGCCATATTCATACCACACCTTGCCCTTCT